TGGTCTTCTTTATTGAGTGATACTATATGTGGGGTAGCAAGAAAACAACACGCTTTTGTTGACTTAGAAGGTAATAGATATGTTGCTATCGGTACAGATAAATTTTTACTTATATATTTTGAAGGTCAACTTTATGACATTACTCCTTACAGAAGTAATAATGCAGGAGCACAAATACAATTTACCGGTTCTACTATAACAACTAGTACAACTAGAGGAACCGAAGTAACTATCACTACATCTACTAATCATGGTTTAGAAATAGGGGATATAGTTGAATTAGATTCAGTGACCATGCCTACAGGCTCTAGTATTGCTGCTTCAACTTTTGAAGATAAACTTTGCCAAGTAATAACAGTTCCAAGTTCTACAACATTTACAATTACCTCACCGTCGGCAGAAGCAAATGGTGGTGGAGCAGATTTAACTTCAGGAAGTTCTTGTACTGTTAATCCTTATCAAGCAGTAGGTCCATCAGCACAATCATATGGTTATGGTTTTGGTATTGGAAACTATGGAGGAAATGTTACAGGATCACAAAGCACAGAATTAGATGGATCACTAAACGCAGATACTGCTGGTACAGGTGGATCAGGAACTGCGGTTACAGTAGATAGTACAACAGGATTTGCAACTGCAGGTACAATAGCTGTTGGAACTTTACCAACTGCAGAATTAATTACTTATACATCAAAAAGTTCTACACAATTTTTAGGTATTACTAGAGGTGCTAAAGGAACAGCAACTCCTGGCACATCAAATGGTCAAGCTCACTCTACTAATACAACAGTTCAAGATGCAACAGAATGGGGTAACTGGGGTGATGCAGTAGCAGCTTCAACCGTTACACTAGAACCAGGTCTCTGGTCACTAAACAACTTTGGTCAAGTATTAATTGCAACTATTTCTAATGGTAAAACTTTTACTTGGGATTCTTCTATTGCAACAAACTTTACTACTCGTGCATCAACATTAACTACAAATTTTGTAACAGCTATAAGTGGGTCTGAAGGAAATCCTACTGCATCTAGGTCTACATTAATTTCACCAACAACAAGACACTTAATTCATTTTGGAACAGAAACAACTATTGGTGATCCGCAAACACAAGACGATATGTTTATAAGATTTTCTAATCAAGAACAAATAAATGTATATGCACCTACAGCAGAAAACAGCGCAGGTTCACAAAGATTACAA